AGCACCACCAACCGGAAGTGACCTGATGAATGCACTTGTGTATGCCATGCGTGCCTCAAACACTCCTTCCTTGCCTGCGCCAGACGGCTTGATCAAGGCCACTTTTTACAGACACTTGCATTGGTCAATGCCCCTCTTGCCGTGGTTTGCCTCTGTTGGTTCAGAGGTGCCAGCCGAACTCTTCCAGAACATTATCCCTAAGAGCAATGTTCATGTGGTTGAGGACCATTCCGTCATAGAAGGCAACGTTTCGGAAGAAGTGCCGTCCTCTTCAGGGGCGTTCGACACAATTGGTAACGAAGTGCACCCGTTTGCTAAGGAACATCGTGAACTGGGCACCACACGAGGCATGACGGACCAATTCAAGGAGGTAGCATTCGTCAATCCCCACGTGCACAAGCGGTCAGACACTCCAACGTACTTCCTATCTGTGGAGAAACGCTTGAAGACGGCAGGGAAAACTGAGAACATACGACGAATGGAGTCCTGCCCACGCAAAGACATGTGTGACGAGTACGATCGACTCGTGCCCAACCCGCCAATTTGGACCGTCGAAAAGTTTGAAGGTTACATCGACCGCGCTGTGGACGAGTATTGTTCGAAGCGTACTTTAGGAGCCGTCTTGAACAAGCTGAACTCACACGACCCAGATAGGCGTGGGCGCGACATCAAGATATCCCTCAAAAATCAAGTGATTAAGAAGGATGAGAAGCGCGACAAACTTTCTGCCATACCCGGCCAGCTCATTCATGAGTATGACGTGCTTTGCACCCTCGGTGACGCACCCTTCGCCCTCTTTTTGGAAGACGAGATAATTTCGGCATTTCCTAAGAACTTCTTGTTTTATCGCAGAATGGGGCCGGACGAATTCAAAGCGGCGTATCAAAGGTCCTGGCGCGTCGGCAATGGCGTCCACACCTCGGATGTCACTCGATGGGATGTGGGATGTGATGCTGGCGTGCTCAACTTCGACGTTCACGTCATGCGAAGGTCAAAATTTCCGGAAGCGTACATTGAGGAGTACATGGAAAGGAGATTAACGTCCAGGAGCCAGCACGGGCCTATGGCAACCATGCAGAATTCTGGTGACCGGTACACTTGGGCCCTCAATTCTCTCCGTCGTGCCACGTTAGCCTCTCTTGTTTGTCAGGTCACTCCTGCCGACACCGTCGCCATCAATGGCGATGATGAGGCAATTGACCGCATGGTCGACGCGCTCCCATTCAAGGACTCGCCATGGGAATTCAAAGACCAAAATGGCATGACTGGTGAATTTAGCGGTTTCGAGCTAGGTGGTCCAACACCTCTTTATTCTGCGCGAGGCATAGCCTATCGAACCCTGATTCTCATGAGCCGCGACCCTTCCGCCCAAGACAAGTGGGTTAACTACCTCGACTTGTTATCACACTGCGATCTGGACTCTCCAGAAGCAGTAGATGTTGCCAACTCCGCCCGTCACCACATGCACCTGGACCTTTTCCAGGAGTATCTGCCATCTCCGCTCCGCCCTCTGTTTCCAGAGGTTTTTACGTGAGGTCTTGTTCTCTTTCCTTTTCTTTTCTTACCCTATCTAACCGCCTTTACTTTTCTTCTTCTCCTTCGACCTCACACTTTTCCTCGATGTCCTCGGCATGACTTAAAACTGCCAGTACGCCATCTCCGGAGCGATCCGCCCGTAAGGGCGTCTGTGCGTGAATTCCCCCCTAAGATGGCAATTAGGCAATCACGCGCGTGTCACAGTGGGAGCATCCGATCCCTTCCCCATACTGTGGCTGTCTGAGCCGATCATACACCAATGAGGTGTGAGTAGGCATGTTTACTCACTGGTACGTGACCCGACACATCACGCCCACACCACCAACTACGCCGGTGGAACTGCAGAGACTGCACGCTA